CGTCCTGTGGCAGAGCCTCCAGCGAAGACAAAAGCACCTCGTACTCGGTGATCGTCTTCGTCTGCCAAGCTCGCAAGGCGGCTGAACTTCGCAACTGACGACGCCCAGAGATCGTCGGCGCATTGAATGACGTCCGCAACAGTGGTCGGAATCTCATCGGGGTGTTCCTCTGCGAAAGCTAATAAATTAGCACGTACGGTCTTGTCGATAGAATACTTCAAGTCGCCGTCTTTGTAGGTCTCCATCATCTTTAGCGCCTGCGGGCCGACACGGTCGATCACCCACTGACGCATCTTGGGGCTGCGCACGGACTTGATGGCACCTTCGGTAAGTTCAGCGACCAGCGTCTCGATCTCTTCCAGCTCGACCGATGCGTAGCGGATGGCGGCCTGCGCAAGTGGCAGGTCGAGCAGCACGCCACGGTCGTTGATGCGCTCGTTCGTGTGGTAGTCGGCCAGCTCCTCGTCTGAGAGCGGGCGCATGGCCTTGGAGATTGCTCGCATGGCGCGCACGTCCTGCTCGCAGTAGCGCACCATCTCGGCCATCAGGTCTGGCGAATTGTTAAACGATCCATCAGCGCGAGGGATGGAAAGTAATCGGATAAGCTGGCTTCCTCGGTGGTCTTTGCGCATGACGCTGGAAATAGCTCGTCCGACGTCTTCAAGGCTGCCAGGTAAGCAGTTAGCACGCGCTTGTGCAGCGGTGCAGTAGAACTGCTCGAGTTGAAAGTTACACTGTAAGACGTACCAGAAGATGAGGCGCTCAAACGCGGCATTATGTGCGTAGATGGGGCCGGTGTGATCGCGCACGGATTGCGGAAATGGATCAGTGGGCCGCCACGTACTAACGTCATTGTCGTCAAAAGCGTAGGACATACAAAGTACATCTGTTGAAGCGTCTTGCGCATAGTTGTAAACCCCTTTAGAGGATAGGTCACACTTCGACCGGGTTTCAAAGTCAAGCCAGAGAACGCTCAATTCGCTCTCCAATCCATCGAACTACGGGCACAGCCCATGAATTACCTAACGCCTTGTAGCGTGGGCCGTCAGGTGACTTAGTTGCTTTGCGCCACGGTATGTTGGTGTAATTGTCGGGGAAACCTTGCAGGCGCTCGCACTCAACTGGAGTTAGGCGGCGCACAGCCATGCTGGCAGCGTGTACAGCAGCGACTTGGTTGGTGACTTCGGTTGATTGCGGGCTACGACTCGGATCGTTGGTTGCAGTTAAAGTTGGTGCCATAACTGCGATGGAGTCCGGCTTTGTGTCAAAGGTCGGTGACTGCTCCTCAGCATAACCAATGCCGTGCGCCTTTGCTCCCATCGTGTACTTGAAAGCAGCAACTGGCTGCGCCACATAGGTCGTTGATTCATGCTTGTCTGCTTTGCTGGCACCAGAGCGCAGGCAATGCCCAACATCAGGCTGCTCTGATACGCCAAATGGGATCGGCTGCGCCACGCCATGCACGCCTGTTGCATTCAATGTGTACATTGGACCGCCTTCAGTAAATCCATCGCCGTTACCTCCGTTATGAGGCTGCCGACCGATAGTATTTTCGGCGAGGGCAATCGGCGCAAGTACGGGTGTTTGCCCTTCGTTGCAATCACTATTCATTCCTTTGTGCATCCGTTGCGTTAAGCAATTTGCGACTTGGTAGGGCTGCATATACTCACTAGCTGCTAAATCAACGTCGCTTCCCCAACCACCGCTGTTAGCGCGAGCCGTAAAGGTTCCGGCAACTTTTTGCCCCGTTTCTCGGCTCGGCGCAGTATCCCGGCGCACGCCTTCGAACTCAAAAAGAACCGCTGCGGGATCGAAGTCTGCTCTAGCACTTACGATAACGAACACACGACGGCGTCGTTGGGCCACTCCGAAATATTGGGCGTCGAGGACTCGCCACGCGACTGCTCTTTGGGGGCCATCGATAAAACCAGCGTTAGCCCATCTGCCCCCTGGTGCGACGAGTGCATCATCTTCGCCGGCAAGCGCTCCCAAAAAGCACCCGAAGGCATTATCTTTGGTGTTGAGGACGCCGGGGACGTTTTCCCAGAAGACAATACAGGGCTGTTCTCGTTTTGAATCGATGGCATCGGCAATCTCGCAAAAGGTAAGTGTTAGGTTACCGCGCGCGTCATCCAATGATTGACGCAGGCCGGCAACAGAAAAGGCTTGGCAGGGTGTGCCACCGCACAGCAGATCAGGCGCTTCGACTTCGCCGTTACGGATCTTGCCAGGCAACAGCGACATATCGCCGTGGTTTGGTACGTCAGGATAGTGGTGCGCCAACACAGCGCAAGGGAACGGCTCGATCTCAGCAAAGCCAGACGCTTCCCAACCCAACGGCTCCCACGCTACCGATGCGGCTTCTATGCCGCTACAGACAGAGAGAAATTTCATAGTTTTCATGGTGTAGGGGTGGCCCCTGTCATCTGCCAGCATCAGGTCGAACCGACCAAGGAAAACCTGATGATTAAATAACAGGAGCCATAGAAAGGTGGGGTACTCGCTGCGTCCGTCAACCGCCCGGCATCCGCTTTCCCCCAAACTACTTAGCCGCGACGGCGGCGGGCAGGTGCTGCTTCGGCTGCTGGTGCTTCTTCAGCTAGGGCTTCTTCTGCTTTGCCATCCATCGACACAAACTCGACGACCTCAAAGACCGGCGTGTAGATGCGACCATACGACTTGTGCGTGTAGTGGTCTTTTTTGAGACGCACGACAGGCACGGGCTTGCCCTGATCCTTCTCGACCTGCTCGGCAATCGCAACAGCCAACGCCTGCACGGCTTTCTTACCACCGACGGACGTAACGGTATAGCGCGCCTCCATGCCCTTGTCTTCGCCAGAGACGCACTTCAAGGACATGCCGATCTGCGACTCCCAACCACGCTTGGCGTTGGGTGGTGCAGCTTCCATCTCAGGCAGCGGCTCGGACACCGACACCATCTTCTCACCCAACACCTCACCATCACCCCAGGCGATAAAGCCGTGAATGAATGAGAACGGGTTGACCGCCCAAGTCGAATCCTCTTCGACGTCAGTCTGGTCAGCACCGAACACCCAGTGGCCGGTCTTGTCCATCTTGATGATGACAGAACCTGCTGGGCCTGCGACGGTTTCAAGCGCGCGCAGTGCGGTTGAGAGGGTAGCTACTGCTGGAAGGTTTGCACCTTTGAACGTGACCATATTGGACATTACTTTACTCCTATTAAAGTTTAGAGAGGGCCGCAGTCAACTGCTTCCCGATTTGCAGCACCGCTGGCCTCGGATCAGAGTCCGGTGCCAACGTACTCCCCGACGACACAGATACGACCATGTCAGCGGGAAATTCTATTTTAGCCTTTTTCAAGACTTTCTCAAGCTGCGCGGGTGACTTAATTGTCACAGGCTCGTACGCATCTTCGATATTGTTCACATCCACCCACGCTTCAATCTTCGCCTCGTCCACCCACTGGCGTGTGCCACGCTTGGCGACCAGTTTGTAGCCTGGCACGGGACGATCGTTCTCAAGCATCTGAAACGCAAGCGCGCGCAGCTCTTTAATGTAGTCCTCCAGCATGTCAGCCTGCTGAAGTTGGAATGAAATCTGTTCAGCAGGCAGTGCAGCCAGCTGCACCTTTAACGCACGATCGACCGCGCCAGACATGCGTGGGCAGATCGGCTTGGCTGCACACCAACGGCAGTGGTCGCCGGTCATCATCGGCGGGTCGGGGTAGTCAGACAAACGCACCGCGTACAGCAGCTCTTGCTCAAACTCTTTAATGCGCGCAGGGGTTGTCACCCAACGACGGATTGCGGGCGGTTGCACAATGATGCACTCGATCTCATCTACCCCTTCGAACACCCACTGACATGCGGGTGTTCTCATTGCCGCAGCCGCGTAAAATAAGAGTTGAGGATTGTTTTCAGCATCCACAAGCACGCCATCGCCAAATTTCCAATCAAGAACGATCGCACGTCTCCCTTTACGCCCAAGTAAATCAGTGCTGCCAAATACATTAGGCAGATAATCGCCAAACCCAACTCGAGTTTCAACCATGTACTCCATAGTCTTGTCGGGGTCGATCTCGTCGAGTGCTTCCAAAGCGGGAATAATTTTCTCATCAATCAACTCCTGTGTGAGTGTCTGTGTCTTGTAGGTGGCGCCGATACACTGCGCGGGCTTCTTATCAAACTCAAGCAGCTCTGCGATCACGTTATGCAAGAGAGTGCCGCGTGCTGCGTGTTCGGACTCGACTTGTGGTGGCATGCGCTGCACCAGCTTGACCGACGCAGGGCAGTTGATGACGCGCTTGGCTGTGCTACCGCCGACGATAGTAGAGTGGCTCATTTGCGCGCCTCCATCATGGCGTCTGCTATCTCATACGCAAACTCGGCTAAGTCTTTATTGCTGGCCGCACCGCCGCCATCTTCAGCCAGCATGCCTTGCAGCGCGGCGGCTGCGAAGTAGTCCCGCAAGTCCATGCCTTCTTCTCTGTGTGTTGGAAACGCTTTCATTTACTGTACTCCCGTGTAGTGATTGAGCCTCGACTGTAGACCCTAAAATAATCCTTGTCAAATACTTTTTGATGCCTTATATTTCGCAGCATGTTAGAAAAAGAAATAGAGAACTACTTTGTTTGGACGGTCGAACGCGCTGGCGGCAAGACGTACAAGTTCAAGTCTCCCACACAACGTGGGGTTAGTGATCGCTTGGCTTGTATGCCTGATGGCAGCACATGGTTTGTTGAATTGAAAACCAAAGGTGGTCGGTTGTCTGAACTACAAAAGATTTTCCGCAACGACGTACTGTTGCTAAAACAAAACTACGCCTGTTTATGGTCGAAGGAGCAAATCGATGAGTGGATTCGACACGGAAGAAATTATTCGCATGGCGCGGGAAGCGGGTTGGGGGTTTAGCAATTCGCGCGATTCCGATTTTGTAAAAGCCCAGCTAAAGTTTGCAGAGTTAGTCGCCGCAGCAGAACGCGAGGCGTGTGCCCAAGCTGCTGAAGCTGTTGTGCCAAGGCATACAGAATGCGGCAATAAGATCGCCGTCGTTATCCGCGCCAGAGGCAACAATGCAGCTTAGATCTTACCAGGACGAAGCCGCCGACTTCCTGTACGAGCGTGACCGGGCGATGATCTTAGCACCCGTAGGTGCAGGCAAAACGGCCATTACGCTGACCGCCATGCAGGCGATGGTGCAGGACGGTTACGCCAGTCGCTTCCTTGTGTTGGCGCCAAAGCGTGTCTGCACGGACGTGTGGCCGATCGAGGTGCCCAAGTGGGCGCCAGAGTTGGATCACCGCGTGGCTGTGGGCAGCCCAAAGGACAGAGACGCAGCACTACGCTCGTTTGTGGCGATAGTGGTCACTAACTACGACAACCTGCCGTGGTTGGTCGAGCAGGATCTGTCTGACTTTGACGCGATCGTGTTCGACGAGCTAACCAAACTGAAAAACCCATCCGGCACACGGTTCAAGGCGCTGCACAAAGTGATCGACCAGTTCAAGATACGCTGGGGTCTGACAGGATCGTTCACCAGTAACGGGCTCGAGGACGTGTTTGGTC